TATCAAACAACAAAAACGCTATACGATATCGCTGATTTTGTGATGCTAGATGATGCTGTTGAGTATGTGAAATTGAAAATTGATAGTGTGTTTTGATTATTCAGGTTTTGCGGGAAACACAGCATTAACATCTGACGCATCAACACGAGTAACTAAAATGCGATATTTTTTCCACGCTTTTAGTTGTGCTTCTTCATCAGCTTCTTGCATGTCTAAATCAATAATATCTTGAAGTAACGATATTTTTTCGTTTGCTTCATTGATTAATGTCATTTTTAATACTTGGTTCATTTTGATGATATGCTCATTTTTTGCATTTTCATCTAATACCCATTTCTTGCCGCTCCATTTACAGAATTCGAAGGGCTCTAACAGAGTATAACCATCTTTAATCTTACCCAGATAATCAACTGTGCTTGATTCTTTCGTTTCAATGTTATATACCGTTTTTTCTCGATGATCCTCAACTAAAATCCATTTACCGTTTTTCTCACACGGCCAATACCCATCTTTGAATTCTGGAGCGATACGCAACGCATTATCTGGCGGTAATGTATCATCATTCGCCTCTAATTCATGTGTGAATGGTTTTAGTTCATTTGTGTTATCAAAATAATAATTAATCATATTACACTCCTAGATAAATTACGGGGGTCATGCCAATATTGATCGGTCTGTTTTCGTGAGCTGTGGGGACTACATTTGAAGCATGAAAATCGTAACCGAACGCTGGCCAGTCCTTTTTCTGTTCAAACGCACCATTTTCTGGATAAATTGCATTTGAACCAGAAAACGCGCCTCGTGAATACATATAGTGATTATCTACAACGCCGGTATCAAAATGCCCCCAGATATCACGGATAGCGTCACCTTCGGCGCTGCCCACTTGCCGATTAGTTCCGTCAACTGCACGCTCAAAAAAACCCCGACCGTCGGAAGCAAATGCAGTTGGTACATTGATATATTGTTGACCATCAATTGTTTTTATCGTGATATTGTGGTCATTTTTATAGTTAGTAGATAATCTATTTAACGCCTGCCCCTGCGGTGAGCTGAGTAAAAAGTTGTCACCGTTACGAAAATACCAGCCAAAAGGCAACTCCTCACGGCGAAACGGCATTAGGCGCTGGTCGCCGATCATATCGCCGTTAAATATACGATCGCATCTAATTGATTCTCTGACAATTAATGAGCCATTAATTGACTGGCTTTCTTCGCCTGTTTTTTTGATAAAATTTGAGCTATCAATAGATGATGCGTACTGTCTAGCGTCCTCTGCTGATTTAGCTGCGTTTTGCTCAGACTGTTTCGCGTTATTTTCTGATTGTTGTGCTAATACTGCACTATTTCTAGATTGCGCTGCTGAATTAGCTGATGCTGTAGCTGACAATCGAGCGCTCTCGGCATGTGAATTAGCTGTATTTTCGCTATTTGATGCTGCTGCGCTCGCGTTAGTTGCTGTCGTTGCTGATTCGCGTGCTGATTGTGCATTATTTTCTGAATTTGTCTCACTGAGTTTTGCGTTATCTGCGCTGGTTTTAGCTAACTGTGCATACTGATTTGTTGTATTCTCTATTTTTTTTATATTTTTTTCTACATCTGCCGCTTTTTCAGCAGATTTATTTGCATGATTGCGGGCGTCAATAACCTGCTGTACAACGGCTGGTGTTATCTCACTCTCTGATGGATTCAATAAAAAATCATTTAATGTACCGTCGGCAGAATCAGAAAATACCTGAATCGTGCCAAGTTTCTTTGGCGGAAATCCATTTATAATTAGTTTTACTTCATAGTCACAAGGTAGCACGTTCATTGTGTAACTACCGTTTTCTGCAACTTCGAATGCCTGTGTTTGAGCCAGAACTTTGTTTGTTGTTCTTTTTGCGTATAACTCGATAGTACAGTTGTTGATAATTTTACCCGCACCATCTGTTAAAATTCCTGATATTTTTGCCATAATTTTCCTCAAATTTTAGACATGAAAAAACCGCTCATGTAGCGGTTTTATTGAATAAATTAAATTATAATTTTAATAATTTTTTTAGCTCATGCTCTTTGTTAATATCCGCGCATTTGACATCAATTAGAGCATCCAATTTTTGTCGTATGCTGCCAGTGCCTTTCAGTTTTAGGTTGTAATGGTTTTCACTAATTTTTGCCACTTTTACGATGTTAAATTGTTTTAACTCTCCTCGTAGTGTATTTTTTCTGTAAATCGCAGTACAGTTCGAATACTCCGCGTACGAAAAAAATGGAATTAAAAATGTTATTGTTTTCATGGATACGCGTCTTATATTAGAATTTGAAATAATTTTCAGCGTCTAAAATCATAACCGGTTGCTCAGAAACAAATGACGAGAACGGTAATTCAGATTCTAACCACCACGCTTTAAATGTTTTTTGTACTGTTGTTGATAGTTGATATCCGTTTGATCGTAAACCTATATCGCAAAACCACCCGCCGTTGCTCTGTATAATATATTGAGCACCAACACATACACGTGCAAACATCGGACGCTTAATTCCTTGTATTGATTTCATATGCCCAACTTCATGTTGATCAAAGCGAGCAAAAACAGGATTTATTAACACCTCATTGCATGAATCATATACAACACGTTTATTTTTGTATATTCTCATGCCATATTTGGATGTCTGAATTGGGCGGCTACCAAACACAACAGCTTTAGCTTGTATTGTCTTGTTGCTCACGCCACCATTATGATCATACGGGATGTAAATTATATCGTCCCTATCGCCCAGTTTCCAACTTCTGCCAATTGAGATTGTTGGATCTTCACAATAAAAAAATATAAACGAATTATGATGAGTTAACGACGGGTTTATATTTTGAATTCGCCAACCCCTATTGGTAATTTCAATATCGCCCTTCCATATCACATTGCTAAAGTTAGTATTTTGATTAATTTGAAAAAAAGAATTAACACCATTAAACAAAATACCATATCCATTTGCGTGTGCAGGTTTGGGCCATGTTAATAAAACAAGTTGTTGTCTGGGGTTAAGATTGACATCAGATGGAAAATGCTCCGTCTGCCCTATTGCATTTTTCCCATTTCTAAAACACAATTGCCGATGTTCATCTAAATATGCTATCGGATCAGCCGATGCGACAATAACATTTGCATCTGTTTCATCAAATTCATCTGCGAAACCGCAGGCGTGCGAAAGATGAGCATAATAATCATAACCCTCGGGCACATACAGACCTGTTTTTGGATAGACATATGAGCCTAACGCCCCAGAAATAAACATAGATGTACAATTTCCATCTAGATTATATGCCGGACCTGTTTTTGTAAAAATCTTAATACCGAATGACATTAAACCTCCAGATTACCGATTTGGACGACTAAAGCGCCTGTTTCATCAAAGATTTTTATTGTTCCATCCTTCATTACTGTACCTGCGTTTCCATTTAGATATTTAATGGTAGCTGAGCCGTCTGGTTCAACAACAAATCGATCATTAATGTTGATGCTGCCACCTCGAATAATAGGCGCTTTGATCTCTGTATATGCAACTAACCTATCGCCACTAATTGTACCCGTCGCAATCAAATTGCCATCCAAAAATAATGCCGGCGATACCCATTTTGCACCATCATACATTTTTGCCTCTGTTTTAGTTACATGCCTGTTGTCGTCCTCGGCATAGACTATTAGCACTGTATCTCGTGATGGCCACATGCCTAGCACGTCATGAAAAAGTTGCGTGGCATTATCATTATTTTCAGGAAAAACCCCATCGGCAGTTTTTATTCTAAAAATACCGCCTGCGGTGCCGACCGTATCATCTGCTGTGGTGGCCGAGCCCGTGCACATTCCCGAACGTCCAGCGGCATTAACCGCAATTACACCGTAATAATAAGTTGTAGATGCCTGCACATCGGCATCTATCAACTTGTTTGATGTTCTGCCAAGGTAATTAGTCATAGCTCTCACCTCATCAAGCGTTGCCCCCTTGTAATATTCGAAAACCGTTCCCAAACCAACATTCGATGGCATAATCGGTTTAATAGCCACTGTGTTACTAGATGTTGCAAAAACTAATTGAGTTGGCGTTTCAGGTGGCGCAATAGTAAACGTTACTGTAGATTCATCCCCCAGCCTGCCATCCTCTGTCGATATCCCGCGCACAGATGCCATGTATTTACCATCATCCAGATTGCTCATTGTTACGCTCATGTCCGGCACAGTCTGACGTGATACTAATTTACCATTCCGCAAAATAGTAACCTGAAATTCCAGATGTTTTATTGTTCTTGGGGTTGTCCATGACAGAACGGCTTGATACTCATCACTATCAGGCGTGACTGAAACTGAAAGATCGTCAATTGGCGGGATTCCCCAGCTAATTGATTGCGCGTTGTTAGGGGTAAAAACTGCGCCTTTATCAACAATTGCCTCTTTTTTGGGCTCGTGCTCTATTGCTGTTATAGAATACGTGCCGTCGTCGTTTTCACTAATAGTAATGGCTTTAAATAGTCGCGATGATACATTAACATTCGTTAAAATCCATGTTGACCATTGATCGGCATTTATAGTGTGCTCTAAAATTAGCATATTCGGGGCTTTTTGAGACAAAACCTCAACTTTTATTAATTTTGCATTAACATCTTGATATGTAAAATATGAGTTTTTATCAATTTCCACATCGCGATCTAGCGTGACGATATTATCAGCAACGGAAACAATTCTACCGCCTGATTGTGACATAACATATTCATTATCTAAAATCTCGATTACATCACCCGGTAAATGTCGCAATCCTTCTCGCCCCACGCTGAACGTGACTGTTTGACGTTCATATTTTTCTGTAGTTATAATCCATTTTCCTGTACGGTGCGCCTGACCTCGTGATGTGCACCCAAAAGCTTCAACGTCTAACACATTTAGCCCAAATCGCTTGATTGCCTCATCATCTGCAACGTATTCGGTAACTGGTTCCCATCCGTAATTTGGATCAATATATTTAACTCGAACCGCTGTGTGCCGGTCTTTCATTGCCGAGGATGAGTAACTAAATTTGCCCTCGATAACGTTTGCATTAGTGTAAATAGCGACGGTATCGCTAGGTCTATCAATAATAGCGGTGAGTTGCGTCCCGTCCCATATCGGCATTGCTCGAAATATTGAAAAGAAATTATTTAGTAAATCATACGCCTGAGCGCGCTCTGTTATATAACAATTGCACGTAAATCTAGGCTCCTTACCGCCAAAACCATCATCGACTAGCTCATCGCAATATTGCGCAATCGAGTACAGCATAAATTTATCAACGGCAAATTTACCAAATCGGTACCCCATCCCGTATCGGGTGTTTGTTATCAGATCGTAAACTATCCATGCGGGATTATTTGTCCATTCTGTTTTAAACTCGCCCAACCAAATGCCGTGATATGTCCTAGATATGGGGTCGTAATTGTCGGGGATTTTGCATCTGATGCCTTTAATCAAATATGTTCTAGCTGGTACGCCATTGAATTGAGACGAATCAAATCGCAACCCCACTAGCGCGGTGTTTGGATATGATAATTTGGTATCATAAATTTCGGTATATGATGACCAGATCGTATTGTTAACCAGCAGATCGGAGCCATCAGGATCTAAACGCATAACGCGAATATTAAATGGCGTCGGCGGCAAGTCGTCTAAAATTACAGATGTTAAATATTGAGAGCGTGTTTTTTTATTTTTCAATTCAACAACTTTTTTTGTAACCCATCCAGCGCCGGTTCCGATTTGAACTGCCAGACTAACAGAGGCTCTTGTTATATCACCGCTGTTAGTCTGGTTATATAGTGCAGATACACCGACTGTTACTCTCACACGGTCAACATAGGGGTCGGTAATAGTTCTAACTATGGGTGTTTTTTGTTTCACCTCTAAGCTAACTGGAATTTCATTTTGTGTTTCCGCAAATCCAGATAACGGCAATTGCGCCTGCGTCCCCGCCGTCCACTCAACTTCAACGCCGTTAAAATTATATGTCCCATTATCTGCTTGGATTGGTGTTTTATTTAAAAAAACACCTTTTAGCCCACCCACGGGACCTTCAATTTGTCCCTCTCCGATAATATCAATAATAGATAATTGCTGTTTGGATTCTAGATTATCCGCCTCAATCCGTGGCGTTTTTGTTTTCCCCGAACTATCGCCCATTTATTCCTCCACATCCATCGTTTCAATCCCTTGCGATTCTACCCTAGAGCCAACCATTATTTCGCCGTACGGTAATGGAACCGGCGCTCCCTGCGCTGCGGTATTCCCCAGATTTGAAAATGAGGTGCTTTTTTTGCCATCGTCGTTAGTTGCGTCCTGCATTTTTGGGGTTTTAGTCATCATCATAGCAACGCCGCCAATCATCAATCCAAGCCCTGCCGCCATCAACGGATAGCCGAACGGTGTCCAATAAAATATCGCACCAACAATACACATTACTGCGCCTGCTATAAAACTGAATGCGCCCCCCTTAGCCCCCTCCGTTTTAGGGATGATATGAATTACGGCGTTATGAGAAATTCGATTGTGAAGCCCGAATTGTAGATTGTTCTCATTCATATCCATGCCATTAATTCGTACACGAAAATAACCGTCTAAAATCCGCTTTTTTAATCCTTTTATTTGAAAATACAGGCAATTTAGCGCTTCAGCAGCAGTATTTGCATTTATTTTGTACTTATCGCCATATTGTTTAAGATCGCCGTAAAATTTAACGGTTGCCATTTTTTATGCCTCCAAATTGAATGATAATTTTTGAGCCAATATCCACTAAATAAATCGCGTTTTGATAGTCGATTTGGTAGATGATGAAGAATTAAGTTACCGTCAATGTAAATTGCAGCATGATTAACAGCTTTACTGTTCAGTGAAAACAGAATGACATCGCCATTTTTCAGACAAGACGCGCTTACTTGATAGAACCCATTAGATTCCATATTATCCAAATACAAGTTTTGCCCGTTGTGCCACCAATCGTCGTCGCGGTAAAAGTTCGGAAAATCAAAACCACATAGATGGTATGCATCCCGAAATAACGTATAACAATCCATTTCCCCGTGTTTAAATTCTCGCCCAAGAAGTGGCGGTATAAATCTAAATTTATGAATTTCGCCATTACAAACCAACCACCACGGCAAACCAGTTTGTTGTTGATGAAATTGGTCTGCTTCGCTCAGAATGGGGAACCCATTAGGGTGTGAATGAACAATTGCGGTTATCTCACCAAGTTGCTCTGCTCTAATCCAGTCGTCAGGCGCAATTTCAAATGTCTCTGTCGGTGTCGATGAGATGTTATTGCACGGTAGATATATTTTGTTATCAATAACAAATCCGCAGCACTCAGCCTCACCGCATTGTTTAGCGTGATTAAGTATTTTATTTTTCATGATTATTTAAGAAAGTTTTGCTGAAGCAGGGAAACCGCCAAAAGGCAGAATGCCGTTTTTACCAAATCTCAGTTTGCAACCAGTTAACGTTCCAGAGCATTTGTCTTTTGTGATATCGTTTGTTGGAGCATCTCTTTCATCTGCAACCGCGCTGCCCGTATAACTACACTCAGAGCTGCGATATCTCCAACAACATGTATGCGCAATTATTACCCGAGCAGGTAACATAACTCCGTCACTCTCGCATGGCAATGCCAGTTCAAATGTTGCTGATTCCGATGGTATTAAATTTGTTAATCGTTCCACTAAATATTGTGAAACAATCTCTTGGGTAGGATCTGCTCTACTATTTCCACCCTCAAAGTTTACAGCATCCAAGAATTCAGCCAAAACTTGACGTCTAGTAACTATCGCTCCAAGCAGATCATCAAAGCTATTCACTAATCCCGTTATTAGACCAAAAGCGTTGGAAACTGTCATTGTTGGACGGTTACTAGTTCCCTGTCCATTTTTTTGAAAACCTGTTACCTGAATTGGGTAGGGCTCATATGTTTTGCCCTGCCAAACAATGGCTTTTCGCAAATGATTTAACCCCGCATGAAATCTAAAAATTAATTTTTCACCAGCAATTTTTGAAAGATCTACATCATACAAGTCAATCATCGCCCCTTGCTCGAATTTTGTTAGCAATTTAAGTGAATCACTAGGTACATGTAAAGTCATGCGACCACCTCCTCGAATGTAGCGCTGATTGTTTTAGTCATACCGTCATGCGTTGACGTCCAAGATCGGCAAACAATTTTTATGGTTTTGTGCGTATTAGGCTCTCGCCACAAAAAGGCTTTAACCGCATTGTGTCGGCTAAGAAAATCATCAATCAAACTGATATCTTCTGATAGCCCGACAAATGTTACATTGTAGGATCGCAGGTCGTTGTTAATACCGTCTCTAATTCGTTGTTCGTAGCCATCACCGAACTTAATTACCTTTACTTTTGGTGATACTGAGGCTGTTGAGCTGTTTTGAGGTCTCCAATAAAAGGTTTCCATAATTTTCTCCAGACATAAAAAAGCCCGCATTTGCGAGCATAAAAAAAACCACCTATGCGGCGGTAATCCGAAGTCAAAGTGGGGAGTGCCGCAAAAGCAGTTTCTAAACCGCTTATGCAGCGGTAATATTGCTCACTCATTTAATGCCGTTATTTTGTTTCTAAACCGCTTATGCAGCGGTAATCTTTAGCACGTGAGTAAATCTTATTCCCAGACTTTTCTAAACCGCTTATGCAGCGGTAATCGCTTTCTGTATTTTAAGAAATACATCAGGTTTTTTCTAAACCGCTTATGCAGCGGTAATCTAGATTATATCAAACATAGCCTTTTGTTTTAACTAAATTTTAACCAATTTTCACAAAATAACCCTTTTTTCTAGTGCTTGAATTAATTTATATTTTTCAATGAATTAAAGAAGCGGTTAAAAAAAAGGGTTGTTGAGTTTACCCTCAAAAAACATCAAAAAAACTTAAATAAAATCAATATTTTTCCTGACGATTTTTTAGTTAGTTATGTCGAATGATTGGCAATACTTTATTCCAGTTTGTAGTAAGATGACTTGTAATTATATGTGCTGTTTCTCGTTCAATAACTTTTCTAGCCTGTCTTAACGTATATTTATAATCATAAGCCATGGAGTAAAAAGCTCCCGTAAAACGGGAATCTATTGCACGCAATGCAGGCTCTACCAACTCTATGTGGTGACGCATTCTATCAGCTACTTTATATAACCAAGCCAAATTGTATAAATCTTCATCAGATAAACCGCTTCGAGAATGCACACCACCCAGCCACTTAATAGCTTCGCCGAACTTGCTAGCTGGTAAATCTTGGTATCGAGGTATTTTAAATTGCTGATGTAGTTTTGAATAAATAGCTTGATGTCGTTCACCCGTTCGATAAACTCGCTCATTGACAGCCTGTTGGATTTGCTGTTGTTGTTCGGCGTTAATTGTATTAGGAAACTGCTGCGCTACTCTCGGCATAAAGTGGTTATAAAGTACATCGAAACATTCAAGCTGATATTGTTCAAGTGTTGCCCTTATTTCGGGTTTTACTCGACTAGTTTCAATGCCAAAAAGCCAGCCGTTGATCATTGAAATTGGTAGACACAAATATTCTTGATTACCGCTTTTAGAGGGTATTGTCATCATGACAACACCTTGGCTAAGTACATGATGACGTTGAATTCTTTTGAATTGTGCTGCCCAGTTTAACCCGATATTTTCACAAACTGGTTTCATTGCAATATAAGGTTTGTTTTGATGGTTAAGAACGATTAATTGTTGATTGTGAAACTGAATTGTTTCTAATTTTGTGTTTGACATACTATATCCTCGTAATTGCCCCCTTTTTTAGAGGGCTTATAATTTGTTGTTAATTGATTAAGCGATTTCTTTATTAATAAGATGATTTTTGATTACATCTATTGCTTTTTCGTTATATCTAAAAGTTTCAACTTGTTTATCAGAAGAACGTGACTTATCGAGTACGAAAATTCCGTAGTCTTCTGTTTTTAAGCTGAGCTTGTTAGCTATACGACCAATTTTGTTTGAGGATACGCCGAGTAAATTACCAACCTCACCAGCTGAAAATGTTTTGTTTTCAAGCTTAGGAAGTGGAATAACATTTTTACCAGCAATTGGGTTAATTGTATCGGCATAGATAGCTTGCTTAGACTGTTCGCTCAAATGTGGCAGATTGCTAAACATCTTATCTAATGCTCTGACTGATAATTCTATCGCCTTAGCTTGTCGATACTCTGGTAAGTAAGATTTAGAAGGTTTTTGAATGTTTTTCAATTCACCTTTTTTGTAGTCTAAAAATACTTGATTTACCATTAACTGAAATTTTGGACTGATCCAACCGGCATAAGAAATGGCCAAAAGTTCATGGGCGAATGTACCAGAAGAAATACCGCCTTTGATTGTGTTGATTAAATTTTGACCTAAGCCCGTAGAAGGGCTTTGACTTTTTTCTAATTCAGCAATTAGCTCTTTTGTTGGTTGTGAAGCTAACCATTTGCTTGGTCTTTTGTGATCACCCAATCCACTAGCTTTATGTAGCGCATTAAGATTATATCGACCCTCTTTATCGGTTGTGATAGAGATTCCAGCTATTACTGGACAATTAGAGTTGTTTATATTACTATTATTCATAAGTTTTCCCTTATTTAGCGTTTGTGGTTAACTTGATTTGGGCTTTGGCTGTTGGCGCAGTTAAAGCCTTTAGTTTTTTAGATACCTGCAATTTTCTTTTCCTCCTCTGTTAATGACAGCTTTATTCTGTTAATTAGTTCTAAACTAAAATTTCTATCATTTTTAATAGCTGAATTCTCAAGAATAGATTTCATCCAATCGGGAATTCTAGCTGATACTGGTACTTTATTTTCTTTCAATTTTTTCTCCTTATTTGCTAAATATTGATTTACTTCTGCTATACCTGAAAACCTTCTATAGTGAGTAGTACAGTCTGTTGATAAATGTCTTTTATATTTATTAGCTGGTGTAGGAATATCTTCCTCTCTCCATCCTGCTGCAAATCGCTGATCTAAAGTTCTCGCATTGATACCAAAAAGTTCAGCCCATTCATGTAAAGTTTTTATTTCGTTTCTGTATTCATAATAAACAGTTCCTACTTTTCTCTTTGGGTCAAAATTAGGATCTTGACTAGCCCACAAACGCCAACCTACACTTTTTCTACATCTTTCAGCACAATCTTTTGCGTTGTCAGACGGAGAACCAACATATAAATGTTCAGGATTACAGCACGACGGATTATCACACGTGTGCAATACCCAAAAATTTTTGCTATTTTGAGGTATAGCACCATAAGCTAATTCATAAGCAACTCTATGAGTAGCCCAAGAATATCCTTCAAACCAAAT